CGATACTAATGTAAACACCACTTATAGTGTATCAGCAGAAACTTCTGGTACTGATGCTTCAATTAGATTAACTGGTTCAGACGCAAGTACTGATAATGTAAATATCGTATCTGGTACTGGTATTAATATTGATAGAACTGATGCCAACAATATTACTGTAAACAATACAGTCACGAATACTACTTACGCAACCTCTATAGAATCTGTCACTGCTGGTTCTAAAGAATTAAGACTAGCTGGTTCAAACTCAGTAAATGATGACATTACTATTACTCAAGGAGATGGTATTGAGCTAACAAGTTCTTCTACTTCTCAACTAGGTATTAAAGCAGTATCATTACAACAGTTTGACTTTACAGCTGGTGATGGTACTAACTATACAGTACAAGGTTCAGGTCTTTTATCTGCTGGCGAAAACGATCCGCAGTTATTTGTATATAGAGGACATACTTATCGTTTCAGACATACGATTGCTGGAAACGCACACCCACTTGACATCGTAGAGTTCGGTACATCTACTGCACCTGCTGCTGATTATATCAGCTCAACTAACGCAACTAGAAACCTTGCTACCACTAACGACATTATTACATTCACTATCCCAATGAATGCTGCAACAGGAAATACATACCAATATAGATGTACTGCTCACCCAAGCAACATGCTTGGTACTATTACTGTTGTTTAATAATCTCCGCAAGGAGGACTAATGGCTACAACTTATTATAATGCAAATCAAAATTTAAAAGCTGTAGGAGTTCCTGTAGAATTTACAGAGGAACAGGTAAAAGAGTACATAAAGTGTAAACGCAACGCAGTGTACTTTATCGAGAACTACTGCAAGATTGTATCTCTAGATGAAGGAGTTGTTGATTTTAAACTATACCCTTGCCAAAGAAAAAAAGTAAAACACATTATGAAGAATCGTCAGACGATTCTAATGGAAGGAAGGCAACAAGGTAAAACTGTCACAAGTGCTGCATGTATATTACATTTTACATTATTTAATGATAATAAAACTGCTGCCATTATGGCAAACAAAGCTACTGCTGCCAGAGAAGTTTTATCTAGATACCAATTAATGTATGAGTATCTACCAAACTGGATGCAACAAGGTGTAGCTGTATGGAACAAAGGGGATATAGAATTAGAAAATGGTTCCAAAATATTTACTGCTGCGACATCTAGTTCGGCGATTCGTGGTAAATCTGTAAACTGGTTGTATATTGATGAAGCTGCAATTATACCGAACAATGTAGCTGAAGAATTTTTTACTTCTGTATATCCTACTATTTCAGCTGGTAAAGAAACAAAGGTATTACTTTCCTCTACACCTCTAGGATATAATCATTTTTGGAGATACTGGGAAGCTGCAAAAGAAGGCAGGAATGATTTTAAACCACTCTTTATACCTTATACTGATATTCCAGGAAGAACAAAAACTTGGGCAGAAAAACAAAGAGCATTACTTGGCGAATTAAAATTTAATCAAGAAGTATTATGTGAGTTCTTAGGATCTAGTGCTACTCTTATAAGTGCTACTGCTATCGGCGAAATGAAACCAAAACCATTTGTATTACAAAGAGATGGTTTAGATATACAAGAAGAGCCGATTCCTGGACATACATATACTTTAATAGCAGATACTGCTAAAGGTGTGGGTGGAGATTATAGTGCTTTCGTGGTGATAGATACTACTGAAACACCATATAAGGTTGTAGCAAAATATAGGAATAATTCTATTAGTCCTTTACTGTATCCAAATATAATACATAAAGTTGGTACAGAATATTATAATGCTCAAGTATTAGTAGAAATAAATTCTAGTGAACAAGTACCTTATATATTACACAACGAATTAGAGTACGAGAATATGATTATGGTATCTCGTACAAATATGGGTCAAAAAATTACTGGTGGCTTCGGCTCAGGTAAATCACAATATGGTGTACAGACCGATAGAAAAATAAAAAGAATTGGTTGCCAAAACTTTAAAACATTAATAGAGCAAGGCAAACTTAAATTATGGGATGGTGATATTATTGGCGAAATTAGTACCTTTATAGAAAACAAAGGAACATATGCTGCCGATGAAGGATACCATGATGACTTGGTTATGTGCCTAGTGTTATTTGGTTGGCTTACCTCTGACCAGTATTTTACTGAATATAATGATGTAAATTTACGAGAAGAGATGTATAAAAACCAAATGAAACAGATCGAAGAGGAACTTACACCTTTTGGTTTTATTAATGATGGGCAGAAATATGACGATGATGAAGAACTTTTAAACTTCTAAATATCGTAAAAAACTAAATAAAAGCATGAGAGTTAAATAAGCTCTCACTGAATTTAATAATTCATTTAATAAGGAGAAACAAATGGCTTTTCAACTCAGTCCTGGAGTAGTTGTCAAAGAACAAGATTTCACTTCAATTGTACCTAATGTGGCGACATCGTCTGGTGCTTTTGCTGGGAATTTTCAATGGGGTCCAATCGAAGACCCTGTTCAAATTGTTTCGGAAAATAACTTAGTAGAGAGATTCGGTCCACCGACTGACGCAACATTTACCAGTTTTTTCACGGCAGCAAACTTCCTATCATATTCAAATAATCTTTTAACAGTACGAGCTGACACAACTGCTGCAAGAAACGCAGTCGCAACTGGTACTGCTGTAAAGATTAAAAACTTAAATGACTACACTTCTAACAATGTTGGTGGGTCAAATAATGTCGGTACTGTTGCTGCTAAGTGGGCAGGTACTAGAGGAAACTCACTCAAAGTAGAAATTGCTGACTCAGCAACTTTTGCTGCTTGGGGTAACAAAGGAAATTTCGACAGAATCCCTGGAACTTCAGCATCTGTTGCCACTGCTGGTGGTTCTGATGACGAACTTCATGTATTAGTAATTGACGAAGATGGTTTATTTACTGGTACAGCTGGAGCAATTTTAGAAACATTTGCTCATGTATCTGCTGCAAGCGATGCTAAAAAGTTTGACGGATCTAATAATTTTTATAAAGATGTAATTAACTCACAGTCAAGATTTATCTGGTGGATGGATCATCCAACTGTCACAGGTACTGCATGGGGTGCTGCTTCAAGTGGTACTACTTTTGGTGACCTTGGTGCAGTTTACTCAGTAAGTCTAACTGGTGGTATAGATACTGCCCCAACTGCTGGTAACATTCAAACTGGTCTAGCAATATTTGCTAATGACGAGTTGTATGACATTTCATTAGTTATGGTTGGTAAAGCAGATGCTGCTACATCAACTTTCGCAATTAATAATATTGCTGAAGTAAGAAAAGACTGTATGGTATTCTGTTCTGCTGAAGATGCTTCAGGGAACACTATCCTAGCAACTGATGCTGACCCAGTGGGCGACATTACTACTTACAGAAACTCATTACCAAGTTCATCTTATGGTGTACTTGATACTGGTTCTAAATACCAGTATGACAGATATAATGATAAATACAGATATGTACCACTAAATGGTGACATAGCAGGTCTCGCTGCCAGAACTGACTATGACCAAGACGCATGGTTCTCACCTGCTGGTGCTACTAGAGGTCAAGTTAAGAATGTTGTTAAACTAGCATTCTCACCAAACAAAACTCAAAGGGATACTTTATATCAAAGTAATGTAAACCCTGTTGTGACATTCCCAGGAAATGGTACACAACTATTTGGTGACAAAACTTTACTAGGATCTGAATCTGCGTTCAACAGAATAAATGTTCGTAGATTGTTTATCGTATTAGAAAAAGCGATTGCGATTGCTGCTAAAGCACAACTATTTGAATTCAACGATGAGTTCACTAGAAATGACTTTAAAAATGCAGTTAATCCTTTCCTAAGAGATGTACAAGGAAGACGAGGAATTACTGACTTTACAGTAGTCTGTGACGGAACTAATAACACAGGCGATGTAATAGATAGAAATGAATTCCGTGCAGATATCTTCATTAAACCAAACAGAGCAATTAATTTCATTACTCTTACATTTGTAGCAAGTAAATCAAGTGTAGACTTTAGTGAAATTGGTGGCTAAATAGAATAAAAGGAGAAAAAACAAATGGCTAATATTGCTGATTTTAAAGCTAACATGACTGGTGGCGGAGCTCGTCCTAATCAGTTTCGTGTAGATTTGGCTTTCCCTTCTTATGTCACTGGTGGAAGAGTTGCTGCTGTACAAGGACAGTTTCTTTGCAAAGCTGCACAATTACCAGCTAGTACATTAGAAAACTTGCCAATCCAATATAGAGGTCGTGCTGTAAACTTTGCTGCTGAGCGTACTTTCGCTCCTTGGACAGTCACAGTTTATAACGACACTGACTTCGGTATTAGAAACGCAATCGAAAGATGGCAAAATGGTATTCAGGAATATGCGACTACAGAAGGTCGTACTAATCCGAATGATTACCAAGCTGACTTACTTGTAACACAACTAGATAGAAATGGTGCTGGAGTAAAACAATATAAATTTGTTGATGCTTACCCACTGTCTATCGGTATTGTTCAGTTGGATTATGACACTACAAATGCTATTGAAACATTTGATGTTGAATTCCAATACAACTTCTTTACAAGTAATACAAGCGAAAGTGGTGGATTAGGAGTTAATATATCAATCGATACTCCGATTGGTTCATTCCCAATCAACATTTAATTATTAATAAAGGTGAATAAATTATGGCTGAATTTTTCGGTTTCGAGATTACACGAAAGAGGAATAGAGAACCACTAAGTCCTGTCGCTCCATCAAAAGATGATGGCTCGACAGTCCTTACAGATGTAAGTGCTTACTATGGGGTCACCCTCGATTTAGATAACTCGATAAAAAGTGAAAACGCTTTAATCAAAAGATATCGTGAAGTTGCTCAATATCCAGATTGTGATGGTGCGATAGAAGATATAACTAATGAAGCAATCACAATTGAGACTGACGCACCCAGTGTCAGTTTAAGTCTTGACGACTTACCTGTATCCGATAATATTAAAGATAAAATGCATGAGGAGTTCGAGGAGATCTACGATCTGCTTCAGTTCGACCATAAAGGGCATGATATTTTTAAGACTTGGTATGTAGATGGAAGATTATACTACCATTTAATTGTAGATCCTAAAAATCCAAAGTTGGGTATTCAGGAACTAAGGTATGTAGATCCACAAAAGATTCGTAAGATTAAAAATATTAAGAAAAAGAAGAATCAACAAGGGATCGAGGTAGTAGAAAGTCAAGAAGAATACTTTATATACAACGATAAAGGTATTACTGACTCAAATACTAAAGGAATTAAACTGAGTAAAGACTCAGTTGTATTTTGTCCATCTGGTAATGTTGACCAAAATACTGGCATAGTATTGGGTCATTTACAAAAAGCTGTTAAACCAGTAAACCAGTTGAAGATGATTGAGGACGCTGTAGTCATTTATAGACTAAGTCGTGCTCCTGAAAGAAGAATATTTTATGTTGATGTAGGAAACCTGCCTAAGATAAAAGCAGAACAATATGTCAACGATATCATGAATAAGTATCGAAACAAAGTAGTTTACGATGCGAATACAGGTGAAGTAAGAGACGATAGAAAACACCTAAGCATGATGGAAGATTTTTGGATGCCTAGAAGAGAGGGTGGTCGTGGTACAGAAATTACTACACTTCCTGGAGGGCAAAACCTTGGAGATATAGCAGACATACAATATTTCCAAAGGAAACTTTACCAGTCACTTAATGTGCCTATGTCAAGATTACAAGGTGAGACTGGATTTACTTTAGGTCGTGCTTCTGAAATTACTAGAGACGAATTAAAGTTTAACAAATTTGTTCAGAGAGTTCAAAGAAAATTTAGTCAGGTACTGATTGATATTCTTAGAGTTCAGTTAATTGCTAAGGGAGT